CGCCGAAGACCGCCTGGAGCGTGTGCTGCCCCTGAGGGATGGCCATGGTTTCTGAGGGGGTAAAACCGACACCCGAACCCTGATTGCGGACCACTGGGGCACGCCACAGCGGGCCCTGCTAGGTGGTCATGTGGAGGTATGACTGAGGTGATTATAGCGGCCCCGTGGGGCGATCTACGAGGCCGCAGCCGTGGTATCCATATGGTATCCAAATGGCCTCCATCTGGGAGTATTTTATGGCACCGGTGAGTATTGGAAGATGGCAATAAAACGGCCTTTCTATATTACTTGCGCGTAGGGGTCCATGTATAGACGTTCCATGGATTAACCTCTATCAGGTTGATATATGGGGCCTGCTACCAGATATTCCTCAATAAGATCAACCGTCTATCACATTATCAGGACTTTTCGGCCATGGTCCCCTGCTGATAAGCGTATAGTATCAAGGACTTAGGGTCGCGCAACGCGCGGGATACGCACCCGCGCAGGTGAACTCGTCGCAAGGTTTGAAATGTCCGTCAGTACTGATTATACTGATATACTGATATAAGCCTTGATATCATTGGGCTATTTCCATATCAGCATTTTCCCGATGCTGATATACTGATAGTATTGAATAGTATCAAGGGGCTGGAAATATTAGAGTAGTACAGGGTGTAACGAGCGGACGCTAGATATATGATCCCATTCCCGTGAGGTTCGTGTGTGCGCGTGAGGGGAACCGAGTGGCTTCTAAGACAACCACAGACATTCAGAAGAAGGGCACGTCCCGCAGGGGCCTGAAGCGGGCAGCAAAAGCCCGTGGCAGCAAGGCACCGGGCCGAGGCCATCCAGTCACGAAAGCCCACCTGGCCTATTTCCTTAATGAGCTCATGCAGTATCCGTGCGTGTCATCGGCGGCGCTCGCTGCTGGCATCGGACGTGAGCCGCTATACCGCCGCCGTCATGAGGACGCGGACTTTGCTAAAGCATGGGAGGAGGCCAAGGCTATTGGTGCCGAGGCCGCTTATGAGGAGGAGGCCAATCGGCGAGCTATCCATGGTGTGGATGAGCCGGTGATCTATAAGGGCGAGATGCAGTACCGCATAGACCACACGACGGGGTTGCCCATGTTGGATGAGAACGATGAACCCATCCCCCTGACGGTGCGGCGACCCTCGGACACGCTGCTGATCTTCCTCATGAAAGGCGCCAATCCGGGTAAGTACCGTGACGGGCCTCAGACCAATCTCAATCTGGCGGTCGGTGTCAAGATCGTGGTGACGGGCGATGACACCAGACTTTAAATTGACCGAGCGGCAGATCGCCGCCAACCGTATGCTGGGTGACCCCCAGCGCCATACCCTGCTCGTGGGTGGATCCAGATCGGGCAAGACATTCCTGATCATTCGTGCCATCATCATACGTGCGGCCAAGGCCGCCAATTCACGGCATTTGATTACGCGCCTCCGTGCGAACGCCGTTCGTGCGTCGGTGTGGTTGGACACGTTCCCCAAGGTGCGAGATTTGTGTTTCCCTGATTTGCCGATGACCGAACATCGACAGGACGGCTATTTCGAGCTGCCCAATGGTTCGGAGATTTGGTTCGGTGGCCTGGATGACAAGGAGCGGGTGGACAAAATCCTCGGCCAGGAGTACGCCACCATCTTCCCGAATGAGTGCTCCCAGATCCCATACAGCTCCATCAAGACGTTGCTCACGCGGCTTGCGCAACGCGCGCCCGGGCTCGTGCAGCGTGCCTATTACGACCTCAACCCGGTGGGCGTGGGGCATTGGACCAATCGGCTGTTCGTGCAGAACAAGAACGTCGACAACGAGAAGAAGCTGCGGAACCCCGATCAGTATGCCCTCATGTATATGAACCCGGAAGATAACAAGGAGAATTTGGACCCGGCGTATCTCGACGAGCTGCGGTCCATGTCGGCACGGCACCGCCAACGGTTTTACGAGGGCAAGTATGTCAGCGAGGTCGAAGGGGCCTTGTGGACAGCGGACATGATCGAGAGCTCGCGGGTATCGGAGGACGACGTGCCAGATCTGAAACGGGTGGCCGTCGCCGTGGACCCGTCAGGCGCCTCGGGCCCTGAGGATTATCGGTCGGATGAGATCGGGATTATTGCAGCGGGTCGGGGCGTCGATGACCATGCGTACGTGAAGGCTGACAATTCCTTGCGGGCATCGCCTGAGGTGTGGGGGCGCATTGCCGTCGACACTTACAACGAGCACGAGGCAGACCTGATCGTGGCTGAACGGAACTTCGGCGGTGAGATGGTGGCGGCTGTGATCCGTGCCGTTGATCCTCATGTGCCGGTCAAGCTGGTGACGGCGTCACGGGGCAAGGTCGTGCGGGCCGAACCTGTTGCGGCGTTATATGAGAAGGACAAGATACACCACGTCGGTCGGTTCCCCCGGTTCGAAGATCAGTTGACTAACTTCACGACGGCTGGCTATGTCGGGGACAAATCCCCTGACCGTGCGGACGCTGGCGTCTGGGGCCTGACTGAGCTCATGCTCAAGACGGGAACTGGCCGAGCCGTCATGCCACACATTTCATGAAGGAGCGATCATGCTGAAATTTGCACAAGGCGTAGCGGCTACTCTGTTAGCCATGGCCCTCGTTTATGGTGCGGTGGCCTGGGCCGCTGACACGTTCTCGACGGATCGGATCGGTCTGCAGAGCCCATTCAATAACGGCTTTGAAGTCACGCCGCATGATACCAACGAGCTGACTAACCACACCCGGGCCATTTATGTGGGTGGTGCCGGCAACATTTCGTTGACGACCAGCGGCGGCGATCTATTCACGATGACTGGTGTGCTGGCTGGGACGTTATACTGGGTTCGTGCCAAGATCATCCTGTCGACTGGCACTACAGCCACCAACCTGGTCGGATTGTACTGAGGGAGGGCTTGGATATGTTGGCGCAGAACTACGGGTTCTGGACGGCCGCATACTGGCCAAGGATTGCTGTCGGTAACAAGGTGCTGTTGGTCGTGGAGGGCTAAATGGGACGCTTGCGAAATGCCTGGACTGCACTTGTCGGCCGTAAGGAGAGCATGGCAGGCCATGTCGTCGCGTTGGGTGACATGGGCCAGCCGGCATGGACGCCACGGGACTATGGCAATCTCGCCAAGGAGGCGTATCAGAAGAACGTAGTGGCGTTTCAATCCATCAATATGGTGGCGCAAGGATTTGCTCAGATCGATTGGGAGCTGTTCCGTAAGGGCCGTGGTGATCGGGCACAGCTTGATGAGCATTCATTGCTGAACCTCGTGAAACGACCCAACCCCATGACCGGCGGTGCTGACTTGTTCAGCGCTTGGGGAGCATTTCTGCTAATCGCCGGCAATTCGTACCTGGAGGCTGTTGGACCTGACGGGAAGGAACCGATCGAATTGTGGAACCTGCGCCCCGACCGCATGAAGGTCGTACCCGGCAAGACGGGATTGCCGGCCTTGTACCGTTACAGCCTCAAGGGTCGCGATGTGGACTGGCCCGTAGACCCCTTTACGGGCCAGTCCCTCGTGAGCCATTGGCGGACATTCAATCCACTCAACGACTGGTATGGCATGAGCGCCATTGAAGCAGCGGCGTTCTCTGTGGACCAGCACAACTCAGCCGGCCAATGGAACCAGTCCATGCTTCAGAACAGGGCCATGGTCGGTGGAGCACTCATCTTCAAATCCACGGACGAGGGTGGCGGACCTGCCGTCCTGTCGCCAGAGCAACGTGCATCACTGCAGCACCAGCTGGATACGAGGTTCGCTGGAGCGCGGAATGCTGGCAGGCCTGTCCTGCTGGAAGGAGATTTCGATTGGAAAGAAATGAGCCTGACACCCAAGGACATGGACTGGCTCAAGGGGCGTGATGTTTCGGCCCGTGATGTGGCGCTGGCGTTCGGGGTGCCGCCCCAGCTTGTGGGCATCCCGGACGCTGCCACCTATTCCAATATGCGTGAGGCCCGGTTGGGGCTGTGGGAAGAAACCATCTTGCCCCTGTTGGACAAGGGGCGGGATGAACTCAACAACTGGCTGGTGCCGATGTTTGGTGATGACTTGGCGCTGGAGTACAACGCCGACGTTGTGCCGGCCTTGAACATGCAGCGGCAGCGCAAATTCGAGACATTTGGAGGGGTGGATTTTCTTACCATCAACGAGAAGCGGGAGGCCGTGGGTTATGAGCCAGTGGATGGCGGCGACGATATCCTTGTCAATGCTGGCCTGCTGCCGCTCGGATTTTCCCTTGGTAATGACGACGAGGGGCAGGTCGCTCTAGCCAGCCCTGGTGGCCTGTCCTACAAGTTGTTGACGGACAGGTCGCCGGGTGCCCAGGCCAGGGAATTTGCACAACACACCCGGCTGCAGATCGCCCGCGCACGTGGGCTCGCAAGATCAATGATAGCAGAATTGCGTCGTGTGGCACGGGACGCGGCGGCGGGATATGCCGAGGGTGGCCTGAGTGAGGCCATGCACCGCACGGACCAGCACGACGAGCGCGTCACCTTGGCCTTGCGCGCCCACTACACCACGGTCATGGACACATTCGGTGAGCGCATTCTTGACGCCGCCAAGGATCAGGGGGCGGTGGAGACCAAGGATGCTGCTGACGCCTTTGCGTTGTCGCGGGATGAGTGGATCGGCACCCATGCCGCGAAGAAGGTAACGGCTATCAGCAAGACCACGCGGGACCAGATCCGTAATGCCGTGGCCGAGGGTGAGGCCGTGGCTGAAGGCACCGTGGCAGTGGCCCGTCGGATCACGGAAGCCACGGGCGGGCTCATTGCGCGTAATCGCGCGGTCCTTATCTCCCGCACGGAGACCCATTCGGCAGCGGTGGCGGCAGGTGATCAAGCTGCCGAGGCAACAGGACTGCAGTTGCAGAGGGAGTGGATTGCGGCTGGTGACGACCGGACCCGTGAGACGCACATCGAGGCGAATGGTCAAGTGGTCCAACTCAAGCAGCCGTTCCGTGTTGGCAATGGTGATCTGATGAGACCCGGTGATCCCAGCGGACCACCTGAGGAGACGATCAACTGTCGCTGTGTCATTGGGCACCTGACACCAGAGGAGGTAGCATGAGAGTTCTGATGATTTGGGACATGCAGCTAAGGCGAAGGAGCTAACGCCATGATTGAGATGAAACGGATCGACTGCTCGTTGACAGTCACCAAGGACCTGTCGGAAGACGGCACATTCGAGGGCTATGGTTCAGTGTTCGATGTGCTGGACAGCGATCGCGAGATCGTTGTTAAAGGAGCCTTTGAGAAATCGCTGAAGGAGAAGGGGCCGCGTGGTATCAAGTTCCTTTGGCAGCATCGGACGGACCAACCCGTCGGCATCTTCCCGGAGATGGGTGAGGATGAGCGAGGCCTGTTTCTAAAAGGCGACATCGCGACTGCTGCCTCGCAGGGCAGGGATGCTTATGAGTTGCTCAAGATTGGAGCACTCGATGGATTGTCCATCGGCTTCCGAACGGTCAAATCGGAAATCGATGAGGAAGTACGGATCAGGAAGCTGGTTGAGATTGATCTATGGGAGGTCTCCCTGGTCACTTTTCCAGCCAACTCACAGGCGCGAGTGAGCGCCGTAAAAGATGATGTTGCGTTCGCCGGTCTGGCCGGGATGGCCAGCACCATTGAGACAGAACGTGACTTCGAGGGTCTTCTACGGGACGTAGGGTACTCGCAGCAAGAGGCCAAGGCCATTACAGCCAATGGCTTCAAATCACTTGTCGCGGCACAACGGGACGTTGGCGCTGAGGCAGACCTGATCGCGGCCATGAAGGCAGCGTCAGGGGTAATCTCCCATCAATGACAATGAGGATATTTTGTCATGGCTGATCAAGCGCCAGACGTGAAGGAGGTCGTCGAGAAACTCTCGAAAGACGTTGCCACCTTCATCGAGACGAACGACCAGCGCCTCAAGCAGATCGAAGACAAAGGCAGTGCCGATGTCGTGACTACGGAGAAGCTCGAGCGGATCGAGAAAGGCCTCGATGCCCTCGAGACTATCAATCAGCAGATTACCAAGGCTGCTGAGGATGTCAAGACCCAGGCCGAGAACGTCGCCGAACAGGCGGAGCAGCTCGACCGGATCGAAACTTCTCTGAAGCGCGTCGACAAAGCCGCTGGTCCCGATTTGGAGACGCAGGAAAAAAAGGCAGCGTTCTTCAACTATTGCCGTCGTGGCAAGGAGGCGATGACCGCTGAGGAAATCAAGGTGCTGACCGTGGGTGATGATGCCACCGGTGGCTACTTGGCTCCTTCCGAGTACGTTCGGGAAATCATCAAGGACGTCGTGGAAATGTCGCCCATCCGCACGATCGCGCGGGTTCGCAGCACCACACAGCGCTCCGTGATGCATCCCAAGCGCACCGGCACCTTCGCCGCTGTGTGGGTCCATGAGGCCGGCACCCGTTCGGAAACGACGGGTCTGACCTACGGGCTGGAGGAAATCCCCACGCACGAGCACTATGCGCTGGTGGACATCTCCGAGCAAGACCTCGAGGACAGTGCGTTCAACCTTGAGGCCGAACTCAACATGGAGTTCGCCGAACAGTTCGGCGTCTCCGAAGGCACAGCGTTCGTGAACGGCGACGCCGTGGGACAGCCCGAGGGCTTCCTGCAGAACGGCGACGTCGGCACTACGAACTCCGGGCACGCAACGCTGATCCAGGCCGACGGTCTGATCGACACATTCCACGCCATCAAGTCGGCGTATGCCCGCAATGCTGTCTGGGTCCTCAACAGGAACTCCATCGGCGCCGTCCGCAAGTTGAAGGACGGCAACGGTCAGTACTTGTGGATGGCCGGCATTGCGAACGGCGTTCCGAACACGATCATCGGGGCACCGTATGTCGAGGCAACGGACATGCCCAACCAAGCCGCGGCCGCCAACTCGGTCGCTTTCGGCGACTTCCGTCGGGGCTATCTCATCGTGGACCGCATTCGCCTGTCGGTTCTGCGTGATCCCTATACGCAAGCCGCGAGCGGCAACGTCCGCTTCATTGCCCGTCGCCGTGTCGGTGGGCAGGTGGTGCTCGCCGAGGCGCTTCGCCTCAACACCATCTCGGCCTAAGGAGGGCTCATCATCATGAACCTCTATAACAATCTTCTGCCGGCTCGGGCGATTAGCCCCATTGCCGACAGCAGCGACAACACGGTGCTCGTGTCTGAGATCCTGGACACCCAGGGGTTCGAGGAAGTTCTGCTCCTCATTCT